CCGCCCGAACTACATGTCCGAGGAAAAGGACACGCTTTACATGCGCAACATTATCAGAAAGGCGCGCAAGCTCCAGAAAATAAGGGTAAAGGGCATAATGATGGTTTTGGATCCTGATACAAACGAGGTGTTTGACTTTCTTGCCTTCGAGGACACGCAGAGACTGCTGAAAATCGGACTCAGAACGTCTCTGGGCGAAATCCGGTTTTTTACCTCTGTAGTTTCATAAAGATGGCGACCGTCTCAAACGCTTTTAGCGGAGCAACCATGTCAAACGGGCAAGCAGGAACGCGCCTCACTTCTTCGAGCGACTGGACGCGCCTAAAGAAACTAAAGGCTGTGGGACAGGGTCTCTGGAACAACTCTGCGAGAACTTCCGCCGAACTTCCTATCGCTCAAAGCACCCGCAACGTGTCTTTATTGATTCCGAGAACCACTGGCACTTCCAAGTATCGCAACATGGCTTCGGACTGGACGAACTTCAAGGCATATAACACGACTGACTACGTGCTCCAGAGCCAGCAGGACGCGAACACCGGTAAGAACCTGTCTGTCCAAAAGCTCTGCTCTTGCTCTGTGCCGTACAGCCCCTTAAAGCAGGGCATTTGCACCAAGTGTAGTGGTACTTCTCTGCCGTAATAAGGTTTTCATTATAGTCGTAATAAATAACAAGAGATGCCGGGCGGATTGATTCAATTAGTGGCTAAAGGGGCACAAGACCAGCTTGTGAACGGAAACCCCTCCTTTACCCACTTCCGCAGCATGTACAAGCGCCACACCGATTTTGCGATGGAGCAGTTCAGAATTTTCTTTAAGAACACTAATCTTGCCATTCCCGGCTCGGGCAGCATTACCCTGAGCGCCCGCATTGACCGCAACGCCCAGCTCTTGAACGACTGCTACCTCAGCATTACGCTCCCCCCAATTTACTCGCCAGTAGTACCCATTCCTCAGGGCGCGATCCCGGCTGGAGCTCCAATCAACAGCTCTTCCAACGCAATAGGATATGAATTCCAGTGGATCCCCAACATAGGTTACAACATGATCAACTACACGTCAATCCAAATCAACAGCCAGGAAATCGTGAGACATACGGGCGAGTGGATGAAGCTGTATGCCGCCCTCACCTTTCCGGCTAACAAAAAGGTTATTGTGGACACGATGGTGGGCAATCTCCCCCAGTATAGAGACCCCGGAAACGCGTATGGTCGAACCAACCAGTATCCGCACGCCATTTCTGGACCAACTGCTCTCGCTGAGCCGTCGATTCAGGGAACCGTTCTCACCATCCCCCTACACTTTTGGTTCTGTGAGGACGTGGGCTCCGCCTTACCCCTGATTGCTATTCAGCAGTCCGAAGTAGACATAGTTGTGGAACTCAACAATATCTATTCGCTATTTACGGTAAGGGATGTTGACCCTACCAGCCCCACCTTCGGACAGCGCATTGCCCCCGATCCTTCCAACAGCCTTTACGCAATCAACAACTTCCTATCGCCTCCTACTTATGTAATCTACCCCACTCCTTCAGCTCCCACTAACCCCAACCTGTATCAGTGGAACACTAACGCATTTCTGGAGTGTAACTACATTTTTGTGACGGATGCCGAGCTGATCCACATCGCGAAGTCCGACCAGACCTTCATAATCAAGCAATTGAACATCATTTCCACGTTTGGAGAATATGGTCCTTCTAATGACCTGGAGTTGACGATGCGGAACCTGTGCACTCGTCTTGTTTGGGTCGCACAAAGAAGCGATCGGGCGCTTGAAAACGACGCGGACAACTACACGAACTGGGTCAATCCGAACCAGCCGCCGCTCAACCAATCTGGACTCTTTTTCATGACCCCGTGGTATTCTTCGGGCAACGCTTTACCAAGCGGAACGTCCCAGCGCGACATTCTCCTGGACTCTTCTATTATTTTGGACGGCACAGAGCGCTTCAACTACAAGCAAACGGAGTTCTTTAACCACATTGAAAACTATCGCTTCAACGCAGGAAGAACTACCGATATTCCCGGAATCTATTGCTACTCGTTCGCACTCAATCACGACAAGGTTCAGCCTTCCGGACAGCTCAACGGCTCCATGTTCAACCACACGGTCCTGCGCAGCTCGTACGTCCAACCCCCAATCATTTCCAATAACGCATCTCCGCCCACGACAATTTGTATCCTGAAATCCACTGCTTTCTATCCGAACCCCACCGTAGTGAACCCCAACGCAAGAAATGCTAACGGGCAACTTATTTACTCCCCTAACGATTTGGTAACTATTGTGAATAAAGGAACAGCCCAAACATATGCTTACACATACAATGTCCGTGTGTTCGTAGAATCCTACAACTTCCTAAGATTCCTGGGAGGCGTAGCAAATGTCGTGTTTTCTTCATAATAAGAAGGTAAGATGAGTGGAATTTCAGTTTCCAATGCCACTTACGGAACAACTTCGTCGTCCGTAGATGTCACTACAGCCGTATCCAACGCAGTAAGGAATGGAGTGCTCAGTATCAACAACGTAAGCGCCGCAACTTTGGACGTCACTGACCCGGCGCCCAACCAAGCCAAGACTTTGAATGTATCTTACTCCATAAATGGAGGTGTTGGACTCAGCACTTCCGTTCGCGATGGCGATAATCTGTATGTCAACGCTCCTCCTGAGCGTGTGGCGACCGGTCTTCAAATTACGCGCGCCGACTACGGCTACCCCGGAAATTTTACTGATGTCACCAATGCCGTTCAGATGATGGTCAACAACGGCAAGATAGATTTGCGCGTCAGTTTCTCAGCCGTGGGTCTCCCCGACCCGAATCCCAACAAGCAAAAAGAATTGCAGGTGGACTATACTTTAAACGGAGCCCCCAATTCAAAAACTTTCAAGGACGGCGAGCGGTTCTTTATAAGCGCCCCGGCTGTAGAAGGTCCTGATAGCGTGACGCCAGCCGGGAACGTTTCCTCGGCTGTTGGAATCCTGTTTAGTAATGTTGCTCGTTTCCTAGGAGTGTTTTTGTATGTGTGGTCTATCTTTGCAGCTATGGAATACGGCAAAAACTTTGTGAATCCTTACGTGTGGGCTGCTCTGGCTTTCTTCATGCCATTTTTTGCATTCTGGGGCATTCCGCCCATCGCATTTTTATACAGCTTTTTCACGGGCTCTAAGTCGTATGTACCCAGCTCTTAATTCAAAAATGTTTTATTTTGTTTTGTTTTTAGCGTCTTTGCGCTTTATATGTTTTTTGTTTAGGTGCGGCTCATTGCCTTGAACTTGCCCACACCGATGAACCCCTGGAACACGTCCTTGTCGTTCACCTCCAGGTATACGCGGCCGGTCTTCTCACCGACTCCGTAGTCCTTGCCTTCAAAGGCCACCACGTCGCAGTCCTCATCAGAGTCTGCGTCGGGCCCCTTGACGTAGCGCCCATTGTCGGCATCCCAATAGGTGCCGACAATGTCGTCAAGAGTTGCGGTCATCTTGATGGTCTGGAGCTCGCCCAGGGTCATCTCAACCGCCTCACCCTCGAGGGGCGGCGTCTTGCTGATTAAATCAGCGTAGGACTGCATCTGCTGGAGCTGGCTCATTGACTTGAAGTCGTCGTCCGACATCTCCTCAACGAACTTGACGAACCCGCGCTTGTGGTCGTCCGTCATCTCCAGCTTGACCTTGGTGAGGATCTCGGTCAGCTGCTTGTTCTGCGCCGCCGAGAGGCGCTTGATGCGCACGTTCTCCTCCTTCTTGGTCTTGGTGTTGGACTCGGTCTCGGTCTTCACGACCTTGATCTCCTCCTTCTTCTCGGGCTTGGACTGGGTCTCCTCGACCTTCTCCTCCTCCTTCTTGCTCTTCTTGGGCGCCTTCGGCGCCTCCTCGGTCTTCGCACCCTTCTTGGGCGTGACCTTGGTCTCGGACTCGGTCTTCACCTCCTCCTTCTTCTCGCTCTTCTTCGGAGCAGCCTTGGACTTCACGTCCTTGGGCTTCGCCTCCGGGGGATTCTCAAGCTTCTGCAGCTTGGCCTCCTCCTTGGCGATCTTCTCCTCGAGCTTCTGCTTGGCGTCCTCGTCCTTAAACTTGTTCGCCTGCAGCTTCTTGTTCCACGTCTCGAGGTTCTTGCGCGCCTTTTCAATGGGCGACAGCTTAACCTTGTCCGAGCCGGTGTCCGACAAAGAGTCGGACTTCTCCGCGATGAAGGCCTTGGCCTCCTCCGCATCGAAGCCAAACTTGCCCGCCAGCTTCTCAATGAGCTTTGCGTTATTCTCCATTCTTGTTGTAGATAAGCTTGTTTGGTATTATATGTGTAATCTACCGTCTTGAAACAAACAAATCCGTTTTACACGAACCACATTTTGAAGTATTTCATCCTTTCCTTTTTTAAATGTCCGCCATATATCCAATTGAAGTGGATTAGATAGGGCTTGGGCATGAGATTCAAAAAGCTTAGATTATGATGCATGAGGCGATGTTCATGATTCTTGTAGTGGCGTCTTCCGTTCGGAAATAAATCTAAAGGTAGGATCTTAATGTTTAACTCGTCTCGAACATTATTTATATACACTTGATCATCCCACCCCACAATATCTTTGAATGGCTCACTGCTTTTGGGATCAAAAACAGAAAGCGTTTTTTCATTAGAGCGAATAAACATGAAGCCGGTACATAGACCCCAAGTGTGACTATCTGTCAACCCTTCGTTTTGAATCAACATATCATTATTCCCAATATTCTCAAAAAGATAGCTGTAAAAACGTGTGTCTTGATACACGATATCTCCGTCTGTAAAACAGACGAAGGGGTGCTTCAACAAGTTTTCATGAATTATGCTGAATTTTTGGTGAGTTATGTTGGACCAGTTTCCAGTCCTATAATTCTGCAAGTTGGAGTTCTGTTCGTCATCAATCAGTGTGGCTTTATAACCCTTGCTCTCTAAGATGTCAAAGCCCTGCTTTCCGATACAATAGCAATGAAGGGGTATGCTAAAATTAATTCGCTTCAGGGATTCCAGACAATTCAGCGTAAATTCAACATACCCAGAGTTTGTTAAAGTTATGAACGCCATTACAAATAAAAGGTAAAAAGGTTTTCGACTTCAAGCTCGCTCAAAAGTATACGAGGATTAGGTGGTTGCCCCACCAATCGTATTCGATTCGGTTATCTTCTAGGCGGCTCATGAGCAGCTCGCGATCTTCCTCGCTCATCTCACTCATGTTGAGCATTGTACTGGAATGGGCGTCCAAACCCTTTTCGTAGAACTCGTTCCACATATCCATTTCATCGTAATCCATCTTGATGAGAAGTTTGGAGAAGTCCCGATGATCGTGCTCGCACGCGATGCCATACTGACAATCTGGCTGCCTTCTCTTTGAGGCAATGTGAACGACGTGGTTCACGCACAACTTATGGTAGTATCCGCAGTTCATCCACGGACATCGATTTCCCATGACACACCATCGTGGCTTCTCCTTTTGCCAGAAACTTATTGTTCCCGTTAATGACATTGTATTGCTAGAATCAAATTTGATGATTCCCAATTCGTTTTTAATGCCCCGAAACTAACGCTTCTTCTTACAAATGAGCGATTCCGAGTTCGCAAAAACTCATCTGCGCGAGCATCTTGGCAGCCTTCTTGTTGAACCGGTATCTGAAGGGTTCTGGAGCATTTATAAGTCGGCCAAGGATCTGTGCGACCGCAACGGGCAGCAGTCGGAGATTCTGCGCACCTTCCAGAACATGCTGACCCGCATCCCCGAGTGGTCGGATTCTACTCTGAGTACTGAAGTGGAGCGCATCCAGAAGGTGAGCAAGTGCTCCTATCTGGACGACTTAATTATGGGAGTTTTCATCGCCTACATGAAGTCCTTTGCCTCACTTCACTACAAGGGCGGCTCTTCGGAAATCAAGGTGGAGTTTGACCGCCCTTCTTTAGCCAAGTTTATCCACGAACTTTATATCCACTCGGCGCGCAAGGTGTGGCAGGTCGCCTATCTCTTCAAGACCGTGGGAACCAGCAGCGAGCAGCAAGCCCGCAATCGCCAAGAGATTGAGAAGATTGTCTCTGAGTGTATGGAGCAGGTTATCAGAGGATTTCTGCCGTGGGAGGCTATCGCAAAGAAGTATTTTGCCGAGCCCGCTCCCGAGGACATTATTAAGGCGGTAGAGGAGCCTCTGAAGGCGGTATCGTTTGGCGGGGATGAGGAGGACTCGGATGACTCTGATGAAGAGGAAGACAAGCCCAAGCTAACGCTCGGTGAGGAGGAAGATACGATTGACTTTCAGAACCTGGACGAGCCCCCGCCCGCCGAAGTTGAAATTCCCGAAGTTTCTAAGGAAAAGGATCCGATGGATGAAATTAGCTCAAAAGCCTCCGAAACCCTCGTTTTAAATCTGTAAAGATTCCCACATTTTTTCAACAAATGGTGACTACTATAATCGTATCATCCATTGCAGTTGCGATGGTCGCCTTCATTCTCTATGCTATCGAGCGGAAGTCTAAGGGAGAGCCTATTGTGTGGGAGCACGCTGGCAAGCTTTCTATTTTTAGCGGACTTATCACTTCAGGAGTGGTCTTTGCGACTTCGGGAGAGGGTATGCCCGACCTTACCAAGAATGTAGTGGAGGCGGTTGCCCCAGTCCAGGAAATGTTTGTTGGAACTCCTACTTTTTAGAACATACACTCAAAACGAATTTTCACGAATTAGTTATATATAGAGTAAGATGCCAGAACACGTATGTCAGAACTGCAATCGCTCTTTTAAGCAGAAGGGTCATCTTGAATCGCACGTCAAAAAGAAGAACCCGTGCGAGAAGACGGAAACGATTGAGAAAATTGTGGAGCGCAAAGTCGCTGAGGCGTTGGCAAAGAAAGAGCCAACTCCTGAGGAACTCTTTCTTCGAACCATCAAAAATGCCAAAGGCTACAAGCGCGTGTCCTTGTCGCCTCTCCGATACGCAGGCGGAAAAACCAATGCCGTAGGTCTGATTCTACAGCATTTTCCAACTCTTAAAAAGAAGAAAGTGGTGTCGCCTTTCTTCGGAGGAGGATCTTTTGAAATAACTCTTTCAAAGGAACTTGGTTATGAAGTTATCGGATATGATGTATTTGGAGTTCTAGTAAACTTTTGGAAGCAAATCATTTCCAATCCAGTTGAACTATCGTCCGAACTTTCCAAGCTAGTTCCGGACAAAGAGAATTTTACCCGCAACCGCCACATTCTCCTCAATTACTGGGAAACTATCAAGCCAGCCGACTTGAAATACAAAACTATGAACAGGCTGGAGCTAACGGATGATGAAAAAACGATGCTGACAAATTCACCCCTACTGCAAGCTGCGTACTACTACTACAATATGCAGCTATCGTATGGTCCCATGTTTCTTGGGTGGCAGAGTTCGGTATACCTAAAGCAGAATCGGTATGACAGCATCGTTAAGCGCGTAAAAGAGTTTTCTCCCGGAAACTTGTCAGTTCACTGCGACTCGTTCGAGAATGTTATTCAAAAACATCCGGACGACTTCTTATTTCTGGATCCGCCATATTACTTGGGCGAAGATTCCAAGATGTTCAAGGGAATTTATCCCAACAGCAACTTCGCCATCCACCACAACAAGTTCGATCACAAACTTATGCTCGAGCTATTGACAAAGCATAAGGGTGGGTTCTTCATTACTTACAATGACTGCCCAACGATACGCGAAATGTATAAGGATTACGGACAACACTTCCCATCGTGGCAGTATACTTACGGGCAAGGCGAGACTCGTATTGGAAAAAATCGGGAAGAGGGTGGAAACGACAACACCAAAGAGAGCCATGAAATCTTCATAGTTTGCCCGCCAGCTTAACATATAGAAGGTTCTTCATAAGTAGTTCAATGAATTTTTGACCCTTATTTCCATTAGCCCCTAGAAAGTAGGAACCATGTGTAGAACGATACTCATACGTTAAGTACTGGCTTTTTCCTTTTCTGGAATCATCTACAAAATCCCCCTTAATGCGTCCCGTTTTCAATAGGCGCCAACTAGCATTCTCAGTAATGAAATCAATCACGTGTTTCATATTGAAGAAAATCCACGAATCAATATCCTTGTAGCAAAGCATTGAAGCTGGAACATCGGATAAACTCTTTCCAAGATATTTTTCCCAAATGCGACGCTCTGAAATCGCTTTTAGTTTATCACTTGCGCTTGTGATTTCGGGAATATTTCCCAGCGTGAATTGAATATTTTTACTACTCTTGATAGACGTGGCTCCATTTGAAACAAGCCCAATTTTCTTGTGAAGAAACATGAGTAGTTTTTCATCGGTAATAATCTTATCTGCTTCCGGTTTATAAGTTATGGGAGACAAGTCACAGAAAAGTTCTCCGAACAAATCTTCAACCTTGTGTCCAGCTTTCTTCTTTTCAGAGCCAACTGCTTTACAAGACGCCTTTCGCTTTTCGTTGCCGGTAAGAAGGCTCATTTTTTAATATACATAGAACAGCTGAAAATAGATTCGTTTTCTATTAAAAGTCAATGGAGCAAACTGAAGCTCCTAGCGGAATCTTGGAAATTTCATACTTCGGTTTCAGGGACACAATCTCCTTTCTTGGAACCGCCGTATCCTTACAGTAGCGCGCGATCGCCTTATACAAATCAAAGCCGTGAAAGCGGTCGTGCTTGGCATCCTTCTTTCCAAACAGAACAGACGTCCCGTCTTCCAGGGTGAGCCACTTCTTGAATAGGCTGAAAACCATATTGTCTGCGTAATTTCCATCTGGACCATCCGGGAATAAATCCCAGAACATTGAAGTTGCCAGTCTCACTAAGTCAAATGAGGCATTAGCCTTAATTTCCTTGAACTTGGAACTATGAAACGAGCCGAAGTTGTATTGACCGCCCGCTTCCTCGTCCAGAGCAAAATGGTCGCTCATAAAAGTTTTGGGATCCTTCATTCCCGCCAGTTTTACAGACGCGATGCCCCGCTCAAAGTCAATTATTTTTATTAGGTATCCGAACGTCGGTACCCTGTAAAGAGCACCTGCGCAGTTGTAATACAGAAACTCCTGAGGGGTGGACACATACATGATATTATTAGAGTGAAGGTCGTTGTGGGTGAACGCAAAGTGGCACTGGGCAAATGCCAGAGCAAAGATAGTTTGGGCAATCCACGCCAGATGCTTTTCAGAGTCATTGTTATCGGAAAAAAGCTTGTGTAAAGTTCCCTCGCATTTCTCCATGACTGTTGTCTGAATGGGAACATTTGTGAACGTAGCCCAGGCAAACGGCTCTTCTTCCTCCTCGTCCTCTTCCTCATCGTCGCTGAAAGACTCGCAATCGCAGGATTCCACGGCAAAAATGTAAGAAGTGGAAACCGAGGAGTTGTCCGAAGAATCATCCTCCATTTCTGCCTCTTCGCCGAATACCTGGTTCATGTTGGCAATTTCGTCAGAAGCGGGAATGCCTTCAATCGTTTCTACGTTTCCAAGTCCGACCTCATCTTCGCTTAAAAGCAGAGGGGGGCGGGCTCCGCGAGTATGATTAAAGTCCGAGATCTTGTTGACAGAATCCGAAAGCTTGATTTCAAACGTCTTGCCAATATTCACCGAAAACCATGAGCGATCGCATAAGTCGGCGTAGTCATCCGAAATGTCGATGGTATGTGAGCGGGACATGCCCGCAAATACACCATACACCTTGGGAAAGTGTTGGCACCCCGAATGCGACAGAACAGAGGCAATGATGGCTCCCACGTAAGCAGAGTTGTCGGGGCTCTGGAGTTTCTTGTACACCAGCGCAGACTCTTCGGAGCTGTTGGGAAGTCCCAGAGACTTTCCGTAGTCGCCCTGCATCCACTTGAACGGACTCAGGACCATCGCGTTCTTGCGGTGGACTTCAATAAGTTCGCCCGTATTAGTCTTTATGGTATTCGGAGCCACGATGGCAGAAACCTCATTTGGAAACCGAATGCCGTACTCTGATGCGTTTTCCAACGTAGTTGTTTTGAAAAGCTTCTCAATCGGCGGAAAGAAAGGTTGGAGGTTCGCCATGTTCCAGAAAGTTTCTGAGCCAGAGCGAAGCATTTTTAAGTTCCCATAGTGATGGGCAGACATGGCAATGGTGCCCGTCCGTAAATCTTGCTTCTTCTTCGTCATATTGTAGAAGCGAGTTAAACCAAAATCAAAAACTTCACGCGATAAATTAACATGAACTTCCAGATCAAAAAGTTCAACATTCAGAACATCCGAGACCGATGCGAAATCGATTCTCGCAAGTCCCCCATGATTGTCGTGATTGGCAAGAAAGACACCGGAAAGTCCTTCTTAGTTCGCGACATTCTTTGCAACTGCCAGTCCGCGTTTCCCATCGGCACAGTCATTTCCGGCACCGAGGTCGCCAACGAGTTTTTCCAGCACATGGTTCCCTCCAAGCTCATTCACGACAAGTACAAGCCCGAAGTTGTCATGGGCGTCATAAAGCGTCAGCTGGCTGCCAAGACCCAGCGAAACCAGGACAAGCACAAGAGCGGTGGAAACTCTAGCATCGACCCCCGCGCCTTCTTGATTTTGGATGACTGCTTGTACGACTCTTCGTGGATCAAGGAAGAGTCCACTCGCTACGTTTTCATGAACGGGCGCCATATTGATCTGATGACAATCATTACCATGCAGTATCCCCTAGGTATCACCCCCAATTTAAGAACCAACGTAGACTTTGTTTTTATCTTGCGCGAAACCATTCTGGGCAATCGCCGGCGCATCTACGAGAACTACGCAGGAATGTTTCCCACATTTGAAATGTTCTGCCAGTTTATGGACCAGTGCACCGAAAACTTCGAGTGCATCGTAATCTGCAACGGGGTTCAGTCGAACCGCCTTGAAGATCAGGTTTTCTGGTATAAGGCGTCCGATCACCCGCCTTTCAAACTTTGTAATGATTCTCTGTGGGCTGATAACAAGCCTTTCTCCAGCTCTATGCTAGCCCAAGATGAATACAACCCCGACAACCTACGCAAAAAGAATGCAAGTCCCTGGGTCCATGTCAAAAAGACCGGTTAGTGTCTGCGCCGAGTCTTGCGGCGCCGAGTCTTGCGCTTGCGCCCTCCGATTCCAGACTTGGAGAGCTGGGCGCTCAGCGTATCCATTTCGGCATCAGGTCTCCCGAAAGTGGCAGCCCTCATCTCAAACTTCTTGGGCGCTCCCGCAGGAGCGCGGGGCACTTCAATCTCCATGCCTTCAATAGAACGCTGGGTAGGAACTCCAATCGAAGTTTTTGTCATCTTGCTTATGAGTCCCTTCATGTCCACCGGCGCCCTGCGCGTCTTCTTGGCGCTCATGCTTTCGGCATAAGTCTTCCCCTTTTCCGTCTGCTTTCTTTCTCTCGCTCCGCCGCCCATTTGTTTATAGGTCGCGATTTACTCCTTCTGTGGGGTGAACAGCTGTTTGGATGGCATCCTCCAGCTGCTTAGGCTCAACCACGCCCCGATCTTCTAGCGCCTGCTTGCGCCGGCGCTCGTTCTCATCTTTCTGCGCCTTGATCTTCTCGGACTTCTCTTCCTCGAAAAAGATCTCGCGATTCACCTCGTTCTCCTTGTACTTGCGCATCATCTCGTTGAGCTCCTTCTCGGCATACTCCACTTCGGGCATCAGGTGCTCGGAAGGGTCCCACGGGAGCCACATACCCACCTTGCCCACGTAAATATTGTCCTTCGGGTAGCGGCGCTGGAGCACCTTGGCGTAGTTCTGGCACTCCTCAAGATTAGGGAACACGCGGCGCACCTTGATGCCACGCACGTTCGTGCGGAAGCCCACGGCCTCCGAAAACTCAGTCTCCAGCTCCTTTTCGCACTTCAGCAGGAACACTTCATACTGCTCATGAATATCAGTCTTCTTGATTTCATCGTTGTGGACCTTCCTGAACTCCTCCATGTCTTTGAAAAGGTCCTCGACCTTGAGGGAATACTTCTTGGCAATGAAAGCCATGAGGTGCTCCATGCCCTTGATCTTCCAATCGTACTCCAGCCACTCCACGAACTTCTCGTTGAAGAACTCCTCGCGGCGCTTGATAATCTTTTCGGGCGACAGGAAGGAGATTACGCAGTAGCGCTGGGTCGGGACCTCGGGGTCCTCGTCAAGGTAGTCAATCGGCTGACCATCATCTTCAAACTTAGGCAGAGTCTGGCGGGGCATCTTGTTTGTTTGTTAATGGTGGGGGTTGTGAAAACGATTATTCTACCGAATTGTTGGGAGCACATTCTCCAATTCCCTTAGTTTGCTGCATCATGACTGGAGCAGGGCAGCCTCGGCAAGGACATTTTTTGTGCCCGTGTCCCAGAATGTGCCCGATCTCGTGGCTCACAAGCTGTTGCTGGTAGTCTTCCCGACTCAACTTGCTCTTCGGTGCTCCATTGAACCACCGGAAAGCATTCAAGTACATGTTTCTGCCTCCCATCTCGGCACACGAAAGTGCTCCGTTACCACAAATCCTTTCAATAGTTTCGGGAGACGAGAGCCGAATTAACACTGATTCGCCACGGTCAACCGGTTCAAAAAAGTATCCATGCTTTGACCAGCCTTCAGGGTCGTTTAAGAAACACATGACGTAAAATCCAATTTGGACAGGGACTCGGACTTCGTAGTCCTTTACGACGTCCTCGTCGACCTGAAAGCGATATTTTATGTGCTTTCCCATTAATAAATGGTGTCTGTAAAAACTCTCTTAATCGTTTTCGGAGCCGCCTTTCTGCTGACGCCCGGTGTTCTGCTTTCTATACCGCCTGGTCCTAATAAATGGTGGTTCATGGGCGGTCAAGTAACTTGGCTCAACGCCTTCGTTCACGCAGTGATAGCTGTAGCCCTGGTTTTCTACTTCGGCGAATAATTTCCCCCAGACTTTATAAATGCCCGAGCAGAAGCAAGTGATTAGCCCCGGCGTTGATATGGGAGACTTAGTTGCGCGCGTTGTAAAGTATGCCTTTGAGGGTCTGGCGGTCGCGCTGGCGGCTTACCTGCTGCCCGGCTACATGGGTGGAAAAAGCCTGCGTATGTCCGAGATCGGCATGATCTCGCTGGTCGCGATGGCTACCTTTGCTCTGCTTGACGTCTATGCTCCTTCGGTGGGAGCCTCGGCGCGCACGGGTGCCGGATTCGGCATCGGCGCGAATCTGGTAGGCTTCCCTTAAAGTATCGCCACTTCATAAATGAAGATTAGCGCAACGTCATTTTCAATCGCAGTTCTTCTCGTCGTGCTGGTATACTTTGCCTACCAATACGCCGTGGATTCTCCTCATCGCATTCCCGCAGAAACGGGGAAGGCTCTTCTCAAAGATAAAAAGATTGACTTGCTGCTCGACGTTCGCACGGATCTTGAAAGAAAAACGCTCGGATTTTATCCGGGATCCGTCCACATCCAGAGCGCCGACTTAGACGAGCGCATGCCCAGAGAATATCCGGACAAGGGCATTCGCATCCTTGCTTACTGCAACACTGGTCACCGGGCTCGCATGGCTACGGATAAACTCCACAAGCTCGGATACAAAAACGTCGTGTATATCTCAAGTTCTTACAAGACTCTTCTTTAGAGCCGCGAGCACCTTTTATATATAGATAATAGACAATGGATAATTTTAAAATATTATTCTGGGTTAGTTTCTTAACTTTTGTTGGATTGTCGTTATATTTAGTATCTTATTCAAAAACAAGTTCAGTATTCTATGCCCAGATTGCCGCCGGCTTTGCTATGTTTATAACTAGTAAGATTGGGCGTAAGTTTTTAGGACTGGCATGACATTTAGCGCCCGCCCATCTAAAAGAGTTCTAGCATCTGATTCATGATCGCACCACACTCTCGTCTTTCGAACCCGTTGTTTTTCAACAGCTGAAGAACAACAGGTTTCTGGTTCTCCATGTACTCTATCAGCATAGAACAGCCCTGGTATGAAATCATAATGTCGACGAACCCGTTATTTTCCGAGTAGCGAACCTTGAACTCGTAGTCATCATAAAACTTCTTTAGCTCGTTTACTACACGAATCGCGTCGTGCATTTTATTGCTTTTTCGGAAACTATCCAAAATGGATTTCGTTTTTCACTCTATTAAAGTAGCAATCAAGATGGATATTGTGCGCCACCAAGGAAAGTGGTTCAAAATCATTCCTAAGAAATACGAGCCCGAGCGCCAGACGTTTGAAATTGCCTGGTCTCTCATTCGCGAGCCCATGGTAGTTCCGGAGGACGCTTACCGCAACTACTTCGCAAAGGAACGGAAAAACGCTAAAGTTTTATATCCATCCTTTCGCAAAGAGAATGCTGACTGAGCTGATAGTATCATTTGCAGTTGTGGCTCTTTTTGTCGTGATTTATTATGTCGTGCGTGGAATTCCGCCGGGTTCGCGAGTCGTGATAAAGAAGCCAGTTGCCTCAGAACAAATTACGAAAGACCAGGCGAAGTTCATGTTTTTTTACACGACTTGGTGCCCCCATTGTAAGAAAGCGCAGCAGCCCTGGTATTCTTTCAAGGAGCTTCTGAAGAACCGCGACTACACTTACGGAGACAAGCACATCATTTTTGAAGAAGTCAATTGCGAAGCCGAGCGAGCAAAGGCTGCCTTGTATCAAATTAACGCCTACCCCACCTTCAAGCTGGAAACCAAAGATGATCTATTTGAGATGGAGGGGGCTCCCAACGCCGACACTTTCCGCGCCTTTCTTAAAAAGTCCCTGGGTCCCGAGAAAGTCGTTTAGGGTTCTGGCGGAATGTTTCAAGATATCTTCCACGTCAAAGTTTTTTAAATCCGAATTGCTGTTGAGCTTGGGATACGACATTTCCAGAGTCAAAGGCGTCTTGTGATACTTGTGAATATGGTTCCAATACATAATTTGGAGCGAGCGCATATACTCTAGCGGATTGATAGTCATGATAGATTTCAGGTTGATGGAAACGTGCTTCTTGGACAAATAGATTACCAAGGCGTCGGGAACGATTTGGGATAAGCAGGGCATGAAAAGGTCTCCGTCTACATATATGTTTCCGTAAAGTTCCTGCGGTCTGAAAACTCCGGGAATGCTACACGAGCACTTTAAAGCATCAAGCACCGGGACTTTCTTGGAAAACAGGGTTGGCTTTCCCTTAGTGATATTAGAAGCTACTACGAACAAAGGCATCTTTGCGTCTCCCAATGTTTTTGTCCGCAAATCAATACCTTCCTTTTCAAACATCTCTATCAACATCTTTTCAAACTGGTCCATGGAATAAATACCTTTGTTGGCGAAGGCGTTCATCACCTGGTCAAAGCTCGCCTTTCCCGCCACCTTGTCAAATTTCATGTATTCGATAAGCATTTCCTTCTTCAAAGGAACCTCAAAAGCTACCAGAGTAGCAATAATGGAACCGATAGAAGAGCCGTAAACTCCGTCTGGAAAATAGAGCTTTTGGTATTTAGAAAGTTCTTGTAAAGCCCCCACGTGTAAAATCCCCTTGACTCCACCTCCACCAAGACCGAGTTTACGGAACGCCGTAGACATTCTTATATTAGAATAAGTAAGAGGGAATGCTGAAAGCAAGAGAAGTGTGGGACGAGCAGGAGTCCAGAAGGGAGAACCGAATGGCTGCGATGGGTCCTGTTATAAACCAGATTCAAGCAAAGATACGCACGCAAGCGGTCCATAACTCCAACGCGCCCTACATCGTGTTTGAAGTCCCGACCTACGTGTTTGGGTACCCTCTGTTTTCCTTAGCCGAAGCAACCGAATACCTCGTAAAATCCTTTTCCCAAGCAGGATACTGGGTGTGGATTGTGGAAACAAAGTTTTTGCTGATTTCGTGGCTCAAGCCTGTCAAAACTCGCGACATGGGCAGGCCCATTCTTGCCACCAACTACCGCCCGCAAGTTTACGATCCTTCTACAATCGCGTTCATGGCTCGCGATCCCACCGAAAATTAGAGCAAATATACAATACCAAGATGGTGGCGATGAGCACTCGGGAAATCGTCTTCGTTTCTTTGAACGCCGTGATTCTTGCTTTGTTTTACACCTTGTTTGGTCTTTTTATCTCCTTCGTACTCTACTACCTGTTTGACGAGTTTGACGAAAAGTGGAAGGAGCGCTCCATCTATTATCAGCTAGGCGACGTGTCTACCGAAATCGCTTTACTAGCCATAATATCTTTCTGGAGCGCCCACGTGATAGAATTGGCACCTCCCTTCTTTCCCGTGCGCAAGCTTCTGGACACCTTGGTGGACGATTACATTTCCGGAATCTTCTTTATATTTGCCGTATTCATCTTCATGAACCAGTTCACCGACAAACTCAAGTTTTTATTCGAGATGAAGGTCGGTCCGCACTTTGACAAGTTTTTCGCGAAATAGAAAACGAAAAGAACTTTCAGGAAACTTAGAACCCCCAAAATGGAGTGCGAGCATTCTCTTGTGGTTGACGAAGGCGAGATGGTTTGCAAAAACTGCGGTCTCATTTCTAGCAAGGTAATTGACGAAGGCGCCGAGTGGCGCAACTACGACGATTCCAAGGGCGAAGATCAGTGTCGCACGGGCTTTACCACCTCCGATCTTCTTCCCGAATCTTCTTACGGCTCAATGATTTCCCATAAGGGTCTGAACCCCAAGCAGAAATCCATTCAGCGCCTGTCGTCCTGGTCTCTGTCCTCCAACAACCAGCGATCTTGGATGGGCATCTTTGACGCTATACAGCTCTCGTGTAACCACGCCGGGCTCCCAAAGGCTATCGTGATGGACGCCTGCGCTTTGTATAAACAGCTGGAAGACGCCCAAAAGGTGCGCGGAGAAACGCGGCGTTCCATGATGGGCGGGGCTGTATTTGTATCTTGCCGCAATAACGGCGCGCCCCGCAGCCACGAAGAGATCGCCAAGATTTTCACAGTGAACATTCGCTCCCTGTGCAAAGCCATTACGCACTTCTCCGAAACCGATAACACTGTTCTCCAAACTCAAATCGGTATTGCCGAGCGCCTGTGCGCATCCTTAAACTTGAACGACAGCCAGCGCTCCAAAATCATGGATCACTTATACGAAATTTCCACCAAGTCCGAAGACGAGTTCGAGCACACGCCCAAAACTATTGTGGCAGGTGTAGTAGCATTTGTCATGGGACTGAAAACCAAGATCCAAATCAAGCCGGTCTCGGACGCCTCGGGAGTTTCGGCTCTGAGCATCCACAAGATTGTTGGGAAGCTTTAAGACCAGTATATGATTTCGCTAGTTGTAGGGTTATAAGCCATGTTGTAAAACCCCGAAGGGAGAACCCCGCCAGTTACCTGTCGCACAGGATTCGCGTAAAAGGAGCCAGTCTGTCCAGCAACTCCGTTTACGGCAACTCCGGACGCATTTAGAATAATCGTGTTTGCTGCCTGCGAAGCAGCGCCTGCTTGGCTTCCAATCGCCACAGATAGGTTTCCTTGATTAATACTTCCTGCCCCGTTACCAACTGCCACAGCGTCGTTTTTTTGAAAAGAGAATCCAGATTGGATGCCGATTGCAACAGAATTAGTTCCTTGACGTTCTCTTCCTGCGTCGAACCCAATTGCTACAGAAGAAGCTCCTTGTTGATCAAATCCAGAACTAATGCCAATTGCTACTGAGTTAGCTCCTTGCCGAATAACTCCTGCCTGTTTTCCAACTGCCACAGATCCCGCTTCTTGATTACTATTTCCAGCAGAAGGGCCAATCGCCACTGCTTCTGGTTGTTGGCCAATTTGGCCAGCTTCTATACCAATCGCGACAGAACTAGGTCCTTGCCCGGTAAATCCTGCAGCAGAACCGATAGCCACCGAACCAAGCCCCTGCGAACTACTTCCTGCACCCGATCCGATAGCTACACCCCCTTCGCCTTGGTTATTTCTACCACTAGCATTTCCTACAGCTACACTATTACTACCTTGCCCGGTAAAACCGGCCAATGATCCAACTGCCACAGACCGACTTCCTTGATTGCTATTTCCAGCAGAAGGGCCAATTGCCACCGCTTCTGGTTGTTGACTATTTTGGCCTGCGTCTACACCAATCGCCACCGAACTAGACCCCTGCGTATTACTTCCTGCACCCGATCCGATAGCTACACCCCCTTCACCTTGGCTATTTCTACCACTAGCATTTCCTACAGCTACACTATTACTACCTTGCACACTATAACCAGCAGCTACCCCAATAGCTATAGAACCAGTTCCCTGCGAAATTTGACCGGAAGTACTCCCAATAGAAATCGCTCCTTCTCTCTGATTTCCACTTCCCGAAAGAATTCCAATCGCCACAGATCCCGTTCCCTGATTATCATTTCCAGCAAAAGTTCCAATAGCAACTGAACTACTACCTTGAGATACCCCACCGGCAGCACGACCAATTGCTATAGCCGAACTTCGTTGACCATTTTCCCCAGCTGCATAACCAATTGCCACAGCTAAATTATTTTGACCGGTTCTCCCTGCCGAATCGCCGATGGCTATTGCACGTGTACCTTGCAGATTACCGCCCGCATTCGCACCGATGGAGATCTGCTGATCACCAACCACCCATACAGACCCGTTCCAGTAAAGATAGTCTCCAAAATTTGTTCCAACTTGAGTGATGCCGCCACCTCCCGAACCCGTAGGGCCGTAAATGTTT